GTGCAGGCGCGCATCAGGGTGGAAGTGAATGCAGCTATCTCCGAGCTCGCCGAGTGGGAGCTCCCCGAAAGCGATGGCGTCGATCAGCCAGATGCTGCGCCAGACGGTGGGGCTGTGGCGCCCGCCACCGGATCTGCTGGTGAGCGAGTGGGCCGACGCAAACAGGAGGCTCAGCAGCGAGTCGGCGGCTGAGCCGGGCGCCTGGCGCACGGACCGCGCGCCGTACCAGCGCGGGATCATGGATGCGCTGAACGATCCGACCATCCGCGAGATCTGGTGCCAGAAGTCGGCGCAGGTCGGCTGGACCGAGATCATCAACAACGTGATCGGCTACTACGTCGATCAGGATGCCGCGCCGATCCTGCTGGTGCAGCCGACGCTCGAGATGGCCGAGGCCTGGTCCAAGGATCGCCTCGCGCCGATGATCCGCGACACGCCGTGCCTGCGGGACCGGATTGCGGATCCGAAGGCGCGCGACAGCGGCAACACGCTGCTGCACAAGAAGTTCACGGGCGGACACCTGACGATCGCCGGCGCGAATTCGCCGGCCAGTCTGGCGTCGCGGCCGATTCGGGTGGTGCTGTTCGATGAGGTCGATCGGTTCCCGCTGAGCGCGGGCGCCGAGGGCGATCCGATCAGCCTGGGCAAGAAACGATCGACGACGTTCTACAACCGAAAAATGCTTGCCGGCAGCACACCGACGATCAAGGGCTCGTCGCGCGTGGAGTCGGGCTTCGAGAGTTCGGACCAGCGGTACTACTTCGTACCCTGTCCGCACTGCGACGAGTTCCAGCGTCTGGTGTGGGCGCAGGTTCACTGGCCGGACGGCTCGCCCGAGGCGGCCGTGTACGTGTGCCAGCACTGCGGCGCCGAGATCACGGAAGCGCAGAAAGGCGGGATGCTGGCGGCCGGCGAGTGGCGCGCATCGAAGCCGACGCGCGACATCGCGGGCTTTCACATCTCCGAGCTGTACTCGCCCTGGTCGACCTGGGCGGACATGGCGGTCTCGTTCCTGCGGGCGAAGCGCCTGCCGGAAACGCTGCAGACCTGGATCAACACGTCGCTGGGTGAGACGTGGGAGGAAAAGGGCGAAACGCTGGAGCCGACCGGGCTGCTGGCTCGCCGCGAGTCCTACACCGCGAACTCGCTGCCGGCCGGGACGCTGCTGCTGACGATGGGCACAGACGTTCAGGACGACCGCCTCGAGTGCACGATCTGGGGCTACGGCGCCGAGGAAGAAGCCTGGCGCGTCGAGCACCACGTGCTGCGCGGCGACCCCGGATCGCTGGCGCTGTGGGCCGAGCATGACCAACTGCTGCGCCGGATGTTCAAGACGGACGACGGGCGCCAGCTTGGCATCGAGGCCACGGCGATCGACTCGGGCGGTCACTACACCGAGCAGGTGTATCGCTACTGCGCGGCGCGCAAGCGCCAGCGGGTGTGGGCGATCAAGGGCGTGGCCGGTGCCGGCCGCCTGGTGTGGCCGAAGAAGGCGACGCGCACCGCGCGCGTCCGCGTGGATCTGTGGCCGATCGGCGTGGACACGATCAAGGACGTGCTCTACGGCCGATTGAAGCGCGTCACCGAGCCGGGCCCGGGCTACGTGCACTTCGATGCCAACACCGACGAGGGCTGGCTCGAGCAACTCACGTCCGAGACCGTGGTGTACCGGATCGTGCAGGGCCGTCGGGTGCGGCAGTGGAAGCCGAAGTCATCCGGCGTGCGCCAGGAAGCGCTCGACTGCGCGGTATACGCCTACGCAGCGATGGTCGGCCGCGGCGGTGCTGCGCTGCTGACGCGCCGTGCTGCTGCCGTGCCGCAGTCTGCGGCCGCCGTGACGCCCGATGACGCCGAAATGGCGGCTGGTGAGCAGCCCGCGCAGGGCAATGACGGGGCCGTCGAACAAGCCATTCAGAAGCAACGCGCCGCGAAACGCTCGCCGCCGCGCCGCTCCTGGGTGAACAAGTGGAGATACTGAATTGCCCGAGACGCCTGCAAAGATTCCGGCGACGTTGATCGCGGGCGATTCGTGGTCGTGGCAGCGCGAGCTGCCCGACTATCCGGCCCCGACATGGACGGCCGTCTGGTACTTCGAGAAGTCGAACGCCGCGTTCTCGATCACGGCTGGTGTTTCGGGCACTGCTCACACCGCGTCCGTGGTGCCGGCGACGACCTCGCCGTATTCGCCCGGCAAGTACCGTTGGTCGCTGCGCGTGACCTCGGGGGCCGAGTCCTACGTCGTCGAGCGCGGCGACGTGACGGTCGAGGCGAACCCTGCGGCGGCCGGCACCTACGACGGACGGTCGACCGCCGAGAAGGTCGTCGCGTCTCTCGAGGCACTGGCGCAGCGCCGCGCCATCTCCGGCCAGACCAGCGTGTCGATCGATGGAGTCTCGATGACGTTCGACACCATGACCGACGTGATCGTCGCCCTGAACTTCTGGCGGCAGGAACTGAAGCGCGAGCAAGCCGCTGCCGGGCTCATCCCTGGCGGCCGTCGGACGATCCGCGTGCGATTCGGAAGGCCCTGAGACATGGGGAAGATCATTCTGCCTGACGGCATTCGAATGCCGAAGAAGCGCTCGTGGGATGCGGCCGGCAACAATCGACTGACGGCCGGCTGGCTGTCCTCGATCGAGAATCCGTCGGACGAGCTGCGCATGGCGTTGCCGACGCTGATCGCGCGATCGCGCCAGCTTTCGAATAACAACGAGTACGCCAAGCGGTTCCTGACCGCGGTCCGCACCAACGTCGCCGGCCCGCACGGCATCAAGCTGCAGTCGAAGGTCGGTTCGTCAGGCAGCGCCCGGGCGAACAATATCGACCGGCGCGTCGAGGCTGCGTTCGCGGAATGGTGCCGCGCCGGCACCTGCACCCTCGACGGCAAGCTGTCGTTTGCGCAGTGGCTGGGCCACGTCGCCCTGACGGCTGCGCGCGACGGCGCTTCGCTGTCTGCGATGGTCACCGGCTCGGCAGCCCGCAACCGGTTCGGGTTCGCGCTGCAGTGCCTGGACGTGGCCCAGCTCGACCACAACAAGTTCGGCCGCGAGCCGCCGATCTTCATGGGCGTCGAGCACGACAACGCCCAGCGCGCGATCGCGTACCACATCAAGACCGAGGAAGCGCAGCACATGCTGGGCTCGCAGTCGGTGCGCACCGAGCGCGTCGAGGCGAGCCGCATCCTGCACGCTTTCATCGTCGACCGCAGCCTGCTGCGCGGCGTGCCGTGGATGGCGCCAATCATGATGCGGCTGCACATGGTCGGTGGGTATCAGGAGGCCGAAGTCACGGCGGCGCGCATCTCGGCGTCGAAGATGGGCTTCTACACCCGCAGCGCCGAGGCCAGCGACCTCGACCCGGACGACACCGACGAGGAAGGCCGGCCGATCAGCGAGGTCGAGCCGGGCATGTTCGAAGCGCTGCCGGCCGGGTGGGATGTCAAGGCGTTCGACTCGCAGCACCCGACGACCGCGTACGGATCGTTCATCACGACGTGCTTGCAGGGTGTCGCGGCGGGCCTGGGCATCTCCTACCACGCGCTGACGGGCGACCTGTCGCAGGCGAACTACTCAAGCCTGCGCGAGGCGAAGCTGGTCGAGGCCGATGTCTGGCGCTCGCTGCAGCAGTGGATGGTCGACAGCGTGTGCCGGCCGGTGTTCGAGCGGTGGCTGGAAATGGCCATCACCACGGGCGCGCTCAACGTCTCCATGACCGAGTACGACCGCATCGTCGAGGCCGCCGCGTGGCAGCCGCGCGGGTGGGCGTGGGTCGATCCCGAGAAGGAGATGGCCGCCTACGAGAAGGGGCTGGCCCTGAACATCGTCACCCGCAGCGAAATCCTCGCCGCTCAGGGCAAGGACTTCGAGGAAACCTTGGAACAGATCGCGCGTGAACAGGCGCTGATGGCGGAGATTCTGATGCAGGAAACACAGGTCGTAGAAAGCGTCCGGCAGTTGCTCGACAAGGTTGAGCAACGGCATGACGACTACCGGGCTCGATCAGGCGACCAGATCGCCGAGCTGCGCGAGGGCCTCACAGCCGTCCGCGCCGCGCTGGCCAACGTGACCGCGTTCACCGAGGAAAGCCGCGCCAAGCTGGCCGACCATGCGCAGCGCATCGCCGATCTGTCCGGCGGCTACGCGACGCTGTCGGCATCGGTGACCGAGCAACTGGCGACGGTGCGCGCGGCGGTCGAACAGGCCACCGCGGCAGCTCGCGGCGCGCAGAAGGTCGCCGATCGGGTCGAGTCGAAGCTGCTTTCGGTCGAGGGGCAGACCACCGACCTCGTGCGCCAGGCGCAGAACAAGGCGCCGACCGTCGCGGTCGACGGCATCCGCCAGCAGCGCTCGATGAAGGTGGACTTCATCGGTGCCGTCATGCAGCGCGACGGCGAGGACTCGCGGTCGTTCGAGATCGCCTTCTCGAGCGAGGAAGCAGTCGAGCGCTGGTTCGGCGACGAGGTGCTGGTGCACGACCCCGGCTCGGCGGATCTCGACTTCATCGCCAGCGGACGCGCGCCGCTGCTGTTCAATCACGACACCGACCGGATCATTGGCCGCGTCGTCAGTGCGCGGATCGACAGCGACCGGCGCGGCCGCGCTGTCATCGAGATGCCCGAAGGCGATCCCGACGCCGAGTGGGCCCTTTCCAAGGCACGAGCCGGAACGCTGACCAACGTCAGCTTCGGCTACCTGATCGAGAAGCATGAGGAACGGACTGGCGAGTCCGGCCGACCTGTTGTGCGCGTCACCCGGTGGAAGCCGCTGGAGATCTCTCTGGTGTCTGTACCGGCCGACACGACAGTGGGGCTGGGGCGCTCGCGTGGTGCGTGACCTGGGCTGTTGACGCAATCACCACCATCTAGGAGTTACCACAATGTCTGAAGCAAATTCGGCTCCCGACCACAAGGTCGAATGGAGCGAAGCCAAGCTCAAGGAAGCACAGGCGCAGGCGGCGGATGCCGAGCGCTCGCGTGCGTCCGAGATCCTGTCGCTGGCGTCCAAGCACAACCAGCGCTCGTTCGGCGATGAGCACGTCAAGTCGGGCACGTCGATCGAGGCGTTCCGCGGCCTGATGCTCGAGAAGATCGGCGACAAGCCGCTGGGCGATGTCCCGTCCGACATCGGCGCCACGAAGAGCGAGAAGCAGCGCTACTCGGTGCTGTCCGCTGCGCGGCGTGCCCTGGCCGACGCCGGCCACCCGGAGTTCGCGCGCTTCCGCGGTTCGGCGCAGTTCGAGGTCGAGGTTTCCGAGGCGATCCAGAAGCGGATCGAGGACTCGGGCCACAGCTATCAGCGCCGCGGCATCCTGGTGCCACACGACTGGTTCAACGAGCGCGGTGGCGATGCGCCGTCGTTCTTCAAGCGCGACCTGTCGGCCGGCACGCCGACGGCTGGCGGCAACCTGGTCGCCACGAACCTGCTGGCGAGCCAGTACATCCCCGTCTCCTACAACACGCCGGTGTCGGTGCGCGCGGGCGCGCGGGTGCTGTCGGGCCTTGTCGGCAACGTCGCGATCCCGCGCATGAGCGCTGGCGCGTCGGCGGGTTGGATCTCGCCGGAAGGTGGCGCGGCTGGCGAGTCGGATGCCACGTTCGGTCAGGTCACGATGGCGCCGAAGGATCTGGGTGTCGTGACGGACATCACCCGTCGCCTCATCCATCAGTCGACCCCGGGCGTCGAGCAGCTGGTCCGTGACGACTTCGCGGCGGCGTTCGCCAACGCGATCGACGCGGCGGCCATCAACGGCTCGGGCGCGGCGGGCCAGCCGACCGGCATCCTGCAAACCGCTGGCATCGGCCAGGCGGACGTGGGCACCAACGGCGGCGCGTGGACCTGGGCGCTGGTCATCCAGAACATCCAGAACGTGCTCGCGGCCAACCGCGGCGACGGTCCGATGGCCTGGCTGCTCAACGCGCAGACCTGGGGCCATGCCGCTCGCACGGTCAAGGTGGCGGGTCAGCCGTCTTACCTGCTCGATGCCGAGGGCAGCACGCTGGCGGGCTTCAACTACCTGATGTCCCAGAACATCCCGTTCAACAAGACGAAGGGTTCCGGCACGAACCTTTCGGCTCCGATCTTCGGTCGCTTCAACGACCTGCTGATCGGCGAGTGGGGCGTGATGGACTTCCTCGCGGATCCGTACACCGCGTCGAACACCGGCACGGTGCGCCTGCGGGCGTTCATGACGGTCGACGTTGCGGTCCGCTACGCCGGCTCGTTCTCGACCACGGAAGACATCGTCACGACCTGATCGGTCTGGCGAGTGACCGCAACCTGGGCGGGGGCTTCGGCTCCCGCCCTTCCTCACGGAGTACGCAATGTCGAATCAGAAGATGGTCGAGGTCCGGGCGCTGACCGGGTTCAAGTACGACGGTCGGGTCGTGGCGGGCGCATCCCGCGACGAGAAAGGCAAGCTGACGCTCGGCGAGGTCGTCGAGGTCCCGCGCTCGCTTGCGGCCGAGCTCGTGCACGGTGGCAAGGCCGAATACATCGGCGACAAGCCGAAGGCCGAGAAGCTTTCCACGAAGTCCGCCGCCGCCCTGGTCGGCTGATCAATGCTCATCGGCAACGAGGATCTGCGGTCTGCGCTGGACGCGCTCGGCGAATGCGCCAGCGTCGACGGCCGGCCGATTCGCGCCCTCGTTCGCCGCGGGCCGGTGCTCGATGACGGGCTGGTGGAGGGCGATGCCTTCTACCTGCTGTCTGTGCCGGCTGATGTCGAGGCCGCGCGCAAGGGTTCGACTGTGACCTGCGCGGCCGGCGAGTTCCGAGTGCGCCGCAAGATGCTGGACGGCAGCGGACTGGCGCGGCTCGAGCTGTCGACGCGGGTTGAGGGTTCAGGCTGATGCCGCACCGCGCGCAGCAGATTGTCGATCAGGTCGCGGCGTTGCTGGCTGCCAATTCAGCCCTGGGCGCGGCCGTGTACCGCCACCGATCCGAGCCGCTAGCTGCCGGTGAGGGCGAAGTGCCCGCCGTGGTCGTCGAGGTCGGCGAGGACAGCCCGTTCGACGGTGACGGCGCGTTGTCGTTCAACGTGATCGACAGCCTGCTCGAGATCAACTGCCGGTGCGTGGCGCAGGCGGATGACGATCCCTCGCTGCTCGAGGCGCTGCACGAGCTGCGGCGCCAGGTGCACATGACCCTGATGGCGGATCGCAGCCTGGCGCTGGCGTTCGTCATCGACACTCGCTACGCGGGCGCGCTCGCGCCCGAGTTTTCCATCGAATCCGAGCGCATTGTCGGGCTGCTCGACACGCGCTGGGCCATTCACTACCGCATGAACATCACGGACCCAAACTGAGGTCGGACAATGGGCAATCTTCGCGTATCCAATGATGTCGTTCTCGCCAAAATCGAGACGACGTACAACACCGACTCGGTGCCGGTTCCGGGCACTGATGCCATCTTCACGATGGCGCCGCCGCAGTTCGCGCCGGAAGGCTTGCGGATGAACGAGCGGCCCGGCGTGCGGGCCAGTCTCGGCGAGCTGCAGCGGATCTACGGCGGCTCGCTCGGGCGGCTGTCGTTCCCGGTCGAGATCAAGGGCAGCGGCACGGCCGGCACGGCGCCCGAGATCGGCGTGCTGCTGCGGGCCTGCGGCATGGGCCAGACCATCGTCGCGTCGACCTCGGTCACGTACCGGCCGATCAGCGCGACCCACGAGTCGATCACGCTGTACTGGTTCGAAGGCGGCCGCAAGCGGCACATCATGACCGGCTGTCGCGGCAACGCCACGGTGCGGTTCTCGGCGGGCGGCATCCCCTTCATCGACTTTGAATTCGTCGGCCACCTCGGCACCGTAACCGACCAGTCCCAGCCGTCGCCGACGATCAATGCCACCGTGCCACGCGCCGGCATCAACATGGCGATCACCGTGGGCGGCGTCAACGTGGTCGTGCGCGACTGGAGCGTGGGCCTGAACAACACCATCGCCACCCCGCCGTCGATCGCATCGTCGGACGGTTACAGCGAGGTGCAGATCACCAGCCGCAAGGTCAACGGCGAGATGACGATGGAGTCGGAGCTCGCGAGCTTCATCGATGTCGACGCGCAGCTCCTGGCCGGCACCGGCTCGACGTTCGCCTTTGGCACGCTGGGCTCGGTAACCGGCAACCGGTTTGCCGTCAGCTCGGCGACCAACGGCCTCGTGTGGCTCGACCGCCAGTTCGGCGAAGGCGAGGGCCTGCGGCTTCGCACCATGCCGTTCCAGCTTGTCGAGTCGGCCGCGCAGAACGACGAAATCGCGCTGGCCTTCACCTGATCCATGACGCCGTTCACCTTCGTACCGAAGCACCAGCCGTTCGATGGCCGCGAGGTCTCGTTCCAGTTGCGCCCGCTGACGAAGCCGGAGCGCTACGACCTGCAGGCATCGATCAGCACCAACGGCGGCGTGCCGGACTCCGAGCGCGTCAGCGCGGTGCTGCTGCAGAACGTGGTCGGCTGGTCGGGTATCGGTGACCCGCCGATCCCCTGGTCGCGCTCGGCCATGCGCACTGCAGCCATCGACGGCGAGGCTACGCCGGACGACACGCACTGGATGGTGTGGGCGGGCGAGATTGCGGGCGCGCTCTACACGCGCTCGTTGCTGGGGCCGCTCGAAAAAAAAGGCTGATCCTCGCGGGCGTGCTGTGCGCCGACCCGAAGTGGGCGGCGTGTGAGTCATGCAACTGCGAGGACGGCGTGTCACCCATCGCGCGGTGGGAGATCAAAGGCGTCGTGGAGGCGGACACAGTCTGCCCGCGTCGCCGTGTCACCGATGCCGACTGGTATCTGGTCGACCTGTACCAGCACTACGTCGCCGGCCACCTGTTGCACGCGGGCGGCATCGCCGACCAGCCGGCCATCTACCTAGACGCCATGCAGGAAATTGCCGCAGGCATAAGGATCGGACGCAGTGACTAAGGGCAAGGCCACATTCCGCCTCGAGGGCGAGGACGCAACCGCCGCCGCGTTTCGGTCCGCGCTCGGCCGCGCTCAGGGCTTCTCGAAGCAGGCCAGCAACATCTTCAAGACCGCATTCGCTGGTCTTTCTGTGGCCGCCGTGGCGGGCGTCGCCAAGCAAGCCATCGAACTCGGCGACAACCTGAACAAGGCCGCCATCAAGGCTGGCGTGTCCGGGCAGGCGATCTCCGAGCTGGCGTTCGCCGCAGGCCAAGCCGACATTGACCTCGCGTCGCTGTCCAATTCGCTGCGGTTCATGCAGACGAACCTCAGCAAGGCGGCGAGCGGCAGCAAGGAAGCCAACAACGTCCTGAGCGTGCTGGGCCTTACCCTGGCCGACATCAAGGCGCTGGATGCCGACCGCCAGTTCGAGCTGATCGCCGACCGCATCTCGCAGTTGCGCGACCCTGCGGACCGCGCGCGCGCCGCGGTGGAGCTGTTCGGCAGGTCGGGCGCCGAACTGCTGCCGCTGTTCGAGCAGGGCGCGGAAGGCATCCGCAAGGCTCGCGAGGAAGCGCAGCGTCTCGGCGCGTCGCTGACCGACCAGCAGATCGCCAAGCTGGCCGAGGCCGACGACGCGATCAAGAAGCTGTCGCAGTCCTGGCAGAACTTCGCCGCTCGCCTGACCTCGTTCGTGGCACCGGCGATCACGGCCACCCTTGACGCGCTGTCAGGCGCAAGCTTTTCCAACGAGGATCGCCTGCGCAACCTGCGCGCGCAGTTGGACTCGATAAAAGACGGCTACGACGAAGCCACCAAGGCGCGCCTGCGCTTAGAGATTGGCCAGCTTGAGTCACAGGCCGCCCTTGATCAGCAGCGCGCTGTGGGAGCAGGCGGACCGTCGCGTCGCCGCGCCATTTTCTCGGGCAGCTTTTCTGATGAGGCCGCCAAGGACGCGGCGGCGGCTGGCAAGAAGGTCGTCGAAGCCTTCGAGCTCGACCCCGAGACGCTCGACCGCATCGCGTTCGAGGACTGGAAACGCCAGACCATCGACAACATGGACGAAGTGATCCGCGCTGGCGCGGACATGGAAGACGAGTTGTCCGATTACGCCGACGAGGTGCAGGACAGCTGGCGCGAGGCTTCGGACTCGATGAGCGTGTTTGCCGACCAGGCCGCCCGCAACATGCAGGACGCTTTCGCCGACTTCCTCTTCGACCCGTTCGAGGGTGGCATCAAGGGGATGCTCAAGAGCTTCGTGGACATCCTGCGCCGGATGGTTGCTGAGGCTGCCGCGGCCAAGATCTTCGAGGCGCTGGGCTTCGGCTCTGGTGGCGGCGGCGGTGGTGGGATTGGCGACTTGCTTGGAAAGCTGTTCGGCGGTGGCGGCGGTGGCAAAGTTCTATTCCCCATGCCGCGTGCGTTGGGTGGTCCGGTCACTGCCGGGTCGCCTTACCTCGTGGGCGAACGTGGGCCGGAGTTGTTCGTTCCCGGATCCTCTGGCGGCATCATCCCTAACAATCGCATGGGCGGCGCATCCATTGTGGTGAACAACAACATCGACGCTCGCGGCGCTACCAGTGAACTGATCAACGCGCTGCCCGAGATCCTGCGCCGGAACAATGCGCAGGTGCGCGAGGAAATCATCGAAGGTCTGCGCCGGGGTCGATACTGATGCCTGACATCATCCTTCCGCCGTCGCTGAACTTTGCGCGTGCGCGGTTCCGGCTCGTTGAGAACGTCGGCGTTTCGCGGGCGCTGTACACGGGCAAGACGCGCACCAGCGAACTCGGCGGCGACCGGGTCGCGTGTTCGCTCGAAGCGACCCCGTCCATGTCTGCGCAGCGTGCGGCGCTCAAGGCGCTCACGATGCAGGCGGGGCGGCGCAATCGCGTGTTTCTCTATGACCCCGGCTACCGCCCTCGCGGATCGTTTCCCGCGAATGAACTGCTGACCAATGCGGATTTTTCGCAGGGCACTACGGGGTGGCTACCAGGCGGTAACGGTGTTATCTCCGCCGCGAACGGCGTGATGCGGACAAGGCGTGCATCGACTGGCGGGCTTCCGCAGTTCTACAAAGACCCGCAGGTTGCGGTGGCGCAGAACGTGCCGTATCTGCACCGAGCTTTCGTGTCGGCTCATCGGGGGCCGCTCGCCTTCAGGACGTACACGGACACGGGCGGCACCATTACGCAGTCGTTATCGCTGAACGGTGTCGGCCTCGCGCAAGCGGTAGTGATCCCAACCGCCAGCCTTGCCTATTGCACACACTTCGATGTTGGTGACGTAGGGACGCAAGCGGGCGATTACTTCGACGTGCCTTTCGTGTCGCTATCGCGTTGCGTGCTCTCTGACAATGCGCCCAATTCGCTGCTGCATAGCGACGATTTCAGCAACGCGGCGTGGGTCAAGGATGGCACCACGGTCATCGCCAACACTGGCGCGGTGCTGGCCCCGGACGGCACATCTACTGCGGACACGATCCTTGAGGATTCAAGCACCGGGCCGCACTACGTTTATCAGGTCATCAGCGGGCTTTCTTCCTCGGCATTCGATGTTTGCTACAGCGTGGCGCTGCGCGCAGGCACTCGAACCTGGGGGCGCGTGCAGATCAGCGAGCTAGCCACATCAGCAGTGCAGGCGTGGTTCAATCTTTCGACTGGCACGCTCGGTGGCGTGAATACCACGGGCACTGGTTTTGTCAATCCGCGCCACTTCATCCGGGCTCTGGGTAACGACTGGTATCAGTGCACACTCGTAGCCAGAAAAGCAGGCACGTTTACGTCGCTGGCACCAGTACATGGGCCTACGACGGGTGATGGCGTGAGCACTTACGCCGGCACGACTGTCGGCCTGTATGGCTGGCGCGGGACGTTGGCTCTTTCCGGTGTTCCCACGAGGCTGTCGCCCACGACGACGACCGCAGTGCCAAACGGAACCGCTCAGACCGGCGCCGCGATCCACGTCAAGGGTCTGCCGGCCAGCACCAACGGCCTGCTGCTCGCGGGCGACTGGGTCGAGATCATCACCACGGCCGGCTCTGAGCTGAAGATGGTCACGGCATCGCTTGATTCCGATGCGGCGGGGCTGGGCTATCTGCAATTCGCGCCCGCGCTACGCGGCACCGTCGCGGACAACGCGCCGATCATCGTGCACCGCCCGACGGGTCGCTTCATCTCAACGTCCGACGCGCTCGAGTATCTCGACGAGCCGGGCATTGTCACCACGTCGTCGTTCGATTTCGAGGAAGCCTGATGTCGTGGTTTGTCTCAAGCACCAACGAAACGGAGTCGGGTAAAGAGCACGTCCTGATGTTTCTGACGGTGACCATCGACTTCCCGTCAGGCATCGTGCGCTTCTGGTCTGGATGGGGCGACCTGGTCATCGGTGCGGATACCTTCGTCGGCGCGGGCGAGCTGGGCAAAATCAGCAGCGTGCCGGATCGCGCCGGGCTGTCGTCTGATCGCAAGACCTACGAACTGACGGGCGTCGAGCCGACATGGATACTCGAATCTGACATCGACAACTGTCACGGCCGGGACATCACGGAGCGGTTCGGGTTTCTGAATCCCGAGACGCGGCAAGTTGTAGACACTCCCGAGATCAATTGGGAGGGGCGCATTGACTTTGTGCGCCGCGTGGATGGGCCGACGCCTGTAATCCAGGTCAACGCAGAAAGCCGGCTCCTGCTGATGGACCGGCCGAACGGCTGGCGCAACACCAGCGAGCACCAGCAGCAGTTTTTCACGGGCGACGAGGGCTTTAACCAGATACCCGCGCTCGAGCTGAAAGAGGTTCTGTGGGGCGGCACTCGCGTTCAGCCTGGCGGCTCGGGCGGCAACATCGGCCCGCGTGGCCGTAACCTCGTCGTTCAGACCTAATGCGCGTCGATAACTGGCCTTTGATCCTCGCTGAACAAGTCGAGGCGGCGCGCCTGCGCCCGTTCGCATGGGGGTCATGGGACTGCTGCCAGTTCGCGGCTGAAACCGTGCTTGCCCTGACTGGCGTCGATTACCGCGACCGCTTCCCGCTGTATCAGTCCGCCGATGACGCGCAGATCCTGATTGCAGAACATGGCGGGGTTCAGCACCTGCTTTCGTCGGTGTTGGGCGAGTCGAAGCACCCGGCACTAGCGCAGCGTGGCGATGTTGTCATGGGCGACTTTGGCGATGGGCTGGCCGCTGGCATCTGCGTCGGCGCGCATTGCTGCGCGGTCGGGCAGCGTGGGCTTGTCTTTATGCCCATGTCCCGCGCCGTCGCGGCTTGGAGTATCTGATGCCCGCTGCCGTCCCGTTCATTAAGGCATTCGCGGTCAAGTTCCTCACCGCAAAGACAATCGGTTTCGTCGTCGCCCGGACGGTGCTGACGAATTTCGTATTGTCCAAAATCAGCAAGGCGCTTGCACCGAAGCAAGGCAGCGCCGGCCCGCCGCCTATCAACGTCACGCAGCGCGGCACCACTGAATTCAGGCGCATCGTGTTTGGCACCGTGCGCGTTGGCGGGCTGCTGACGTTCTACGGGGCGTCAGGGACCAACAACCGATTCCTGTGGTACGTCGTGGTGGTCGCGCACCACCAGGTGCAGGCCATCCGTGACGTGTGGCTGGACACCCTGCGCATCCCTGACGCCGACATCAACCCGACCACGGGCGCGGTCTCGACGGCCATATTCGGGGGCAGGCTGTCTATCTGGCGGTATCTCGGCACGGGTGCGCAGACGGTGCAGCCCGACCTTGACGCGGCCTTTGCAGAATGGGGCGTCAATCATCGGCTGCGTGGCTGCGCGTACATCGTCGCCCGCATGGAGCGGGATGACACGGCCTTCCCGCAAGGCGCACCGCAAAGCATATCGGCCCTGGTCGATGGGGCACGGCTGTATGACCCGCGTCTGGATTCGACCAACGGCGGCAGCGGTGCCCATCGGCGCACGGATCCGCAGACGTGGGCATTCTCACGCAACCCCGCCCTGATCGCCCGGTGGGTGCTCACAGGCGGCTCTGTGGTCAATGACCAGGCGAGCCGGCTGGTCAAGTACGGCCTCAAGGATGACGACGACCGCGTTGACGATGCGTACATCATCGCTGCGGCCAATGAGTGCGACGAATCGGTGGCGGGCCCGAATGCGCCGCCGTCCGGGGCGCAGCCGCGCTATACCTGCGACATCGAGCTGACCACGGGTCAGTCGCCCCGCGAATGGCTGACGGAAGTCATGGCGACGATGGCCGGCGAGTATGTCCCGGTGAAGGGTCGCCATCGCATCTATGCGGGCGCGTATGACGTACCCATCCACACCGTCACGCAAGATGACGTGTATGGCGAGATCGAGTCGCAGGACACCTCGACGGGCGACGAACGCTACAACCGGGTCGCCGCGCTGTATGTAGACGCCTCGCAGCAGTACATCGAGCAGACGACACGCTTCCGCACTGCGCCCAGCTATGAGACGCAAGACGGCGAAGTGATCGAGAAGGAGATTAACCTTCGGGGATGTTCCGACCAGTACCGGGCGCAGCGTCTTGCCGAGATCGACTTGCGCCGCTCGCGGGAAATGCGGGTGCTACAGTTCCCAGCCTGCCGTGACCTGCTCAAGATCGCCCCGTATGAGACGTTCACATTCAACCATGCGCGCTGGGGCTGGTCGGGCCGCGTCTTTCGACTGATTGAGCGGCAGTTTCAGTTCGAGGAAGAAGCGGGCAAGGTTCTGATCACCGCCCGCCAGATTTACCCGGGCACGTTCACCGACTTGGTGACGGCCGACTACACCACGGGCACGTCAGCAAACGACACTCGGCAGGTAGAGTCCCCCGACCCGGTCACGGCCGCGACCGCAACCGCATTCCCGCAGGCCATTCGGTTCAACCTCACGCTCCCCGGCTTTTATCGCGCCGGCTCCCGCATCGAGGTGTGGGAGCACACGGCCATCATGCCGTTCTCGTCAGCCACGCTGATCGGCGTCTATGACTCCAACGTCATCACGATTCCGAAGCGCGACACGACCACCCGGTATTACTGGTTCCGCGTGCGCGCTGCTGCCGGTGGTCTCTCGAGCGAGTTCCCGAGCGGCAACGGCGTCGCGGGGGCGGCGGCACTCGTGGTCACGACGGACATCAACAACAACGCGGTGACGCAGGTTTTCATCGAATCGGTGGAGACCGAGAACTTCATCCAGACCGATCACGCGATCCAGGTCACGTTCACAGACTACGACTTCTTCGACCTGTTCACGCCCGACGTGGACTGCAAGGTCATCGTCACCGCCACGTTCGAAGCCCGCATCGCGGGCGGCGCTGGCGGAATCACATGCCGCGCGTACGCTACCAAGGCGCTGAGCGACTTCGGCGGGCGAGTGCAGCAGAACCGTGTTGACATCATCACCACGGATTACACCCAGTTCACGGTGGTCGGTTCGTTCGACGCGGTCGGCGGCGTCGAGATCATCACGGGCGTTTACATCACGCTATCGACAGTCAGCAACAACGGGTTCTTGTATCTGCGCAACAAGAACGTCCGAAGCGAATTAATCAAGCGTTGAGGTTCCAATGAAGCTCCCCTTCAACACTGGCGACAAGCCGGTGCAGATCGCCGTGGCCGTCGTCATTCTGCTGCTGGTGACGGCGCTCGCCACGCAATGCGCGCAGGCCGAGCCGTACACGCAGTTCGGCTACGGGCGGGCGATGCTCAAGGGCGAGACCGACGCGCTCGACCTGTCCATCCGCTACCCCGACGCCGGGCCGGGCGATGCCGACTACGCGGTGGGCGTCACGTTCATCGGGCCCTCCACGCTGTACGGGCGCGACCAGCCCGCGAACTTCGCCTGGCGCGCTGAGGTCATTGACGGTTTCGGGCGCGTCGATGTCGGGCTGGGTCTCGCCATTATGCAGAACCAGGACATCTACAACAGCGGGCGCATGAACTTCACGCTCTCGCTCGCGTACCGCTTCAAGCGGCTGCCGATCACCGTCGGCCTGCGCCATTTTTCCAACGGCAGCACCAGCCGACCGAACAAGGGAAGGGATGTTTTGTTTGCAGCATGGAGGTTTGAGTGATGGATGGTGACCCCGGCTTGACCTGGTATCAGATCGCCGCCGCACTGACCTCGCTGGTCGTGCTGGCCTACGGCTGGATATTCACGCGCATCCTCACCGATCAGAAGCAGATCGAGGATCGGCTCTCATCGCACGAGCGGGAGACGCGCGACAAGCTGAACGAACTGCCCGACCGCTACGTGCGCCGCGACGACTTCGGCCAGTTCCGGTCGGAGATCATGAGCGTGCTCGAGCGCATAGAAGCGAAGCTCGACAACAAGGCGGACAAGCCGTGATTTTCCTGTCTGCCGGCCACTACCCGATGGCGCGCGGCGCATCGTGGAAGGGCTTCGTCGAGCACGACGAGGCGATCGAGTGGCTCTGGCGCATGGCGAAGTTCATCCCGCGCGCCCAGATCGTGCCGACCGGGCGGCTCTCGCAGAAGATCGCCTGGATCAACGCGCGCGCGAAGCCCGGCGACCTCGCGCTCGAGATCCACTTCAACGCGGCCCCCGGCAACCGCGGCGAGGGCAGCGAGACGCTGTACCGCGCGGGCAGTGCCGCGGGCGAGGCGGCCGCGCGCGCCGTGCAGGAGACCATCGCGCCGTTCTTCCTGCCGGACCGGGGCATCAAGCCGCGCACGGATCTGGCGTTCCTGAACGGCACGCGATGCGCCGCCGTGATCATCGAACCCGAGTTCGTGTACCACGCCGACAAGATCCGCGAGCGCCGTACCACTGTCTGCGGCGCGCTTGCCCTGACCCTCGAGGAGATCGCATGACCGACGAGAAAGACGTCACCACCACCGACTGGCTGCGCGGCGCCATGCGCTCGCGGACCGTCATCTTCAACGCCCTGGCCGCGGTGTTCGCGCTGCTCGCCATGAACGTCGACATGCTGCAGGCGGTAATCCCGCCCGAGCGGCTTGGCCTGGCCGTGCTCGTGGTCAACGTGGTGAACGTCGCGCTGCGCGCCGTGACCACGAGCCCGCTGCCGCACCGGTGACGCTCGCCGGCTTCATCGCCAGCCGGCCGGCGACGGAGATCGAGCAGGACGCCTGGCGCTTCGAGAAAGCGCTGCGCGAGATCCAGAAGCTGACCGACTGCAGCATCGCCCGGGGCATCGCGGCGGCCGCGCTCGCGCGCGACCGGGACGAGCAAGAGCGGCTAATGGGGAATGCTGCGCCGTCCAACGGGGAAAGCCCATGCTAGGCCCAATCGCTAACGGCTTGTCGTTTGTGCGCAACTTCGTACGCCCGTGCCTGTGGGTGCTGCTGGCCGGTTCCCTGACCGGTTCGGCGGTGGGCGGCTGGCTCGCATGGAAGGTGCAAGACGGCCGCGTGGCACGCGCTGAGACGGCGCTAGAGCGTCTACAGCACGAGCAGACCAAAGCCATAGCCGATGCAGCGGCCAAGAACGTGATGGTGACGCAGGATGTCCTAGGAGGCTTGTATGACCAACGCAGAGCGATGGACGCGATTGCTGCTGATATTGGCCGGTTGCGCGCTGGTGTCAGCGTGTGCGCCTCGGTCAGTCGTATGCAAATATCCCGACCCGCCGAAGGAACTGGTCAAGCGCCAGGCGACGGACAGCCAAGACCGGCTGAGGCAGTTTTACAAGACCTTGGAGCCGAGTTCGCCAAGCGAGCCGACGACAACGCAGCCCAGCTCAACGCCTTGATTGAGTGGCTAGAGCAGACGGCTGTTCCAAATAATCGGTAACGGCTGGCAATCCCCGAAAGTTAGGAACCTCAGTAGTCGCGCCTTATCGGACCGCCGCCGTTCTTGTCGGCGGGTCGCCAACCGGATCTTTGCCCCCGGCGCTACGGATAGCCCCATAGCCTTTCAGCGTGCCGCCCTGAGGCGCGACGGCAGACGTTCACTATGCATAGAGGGACGGGCGGTTTGCTACCAGTCGGCCAAGTGTAGCGGCCGCTAGTGACTTGGGTTTCCTGGCAATGTCTGGCTTGTACTTTACCAAACGAGCCGCCCGCCCATCTATGCACAGTTCAGCGCCGATCAGTTGCTCTCATGCGCCAGTCGCCGCGTGAATTATCGGCCGAAGAATGGCCCACACCCACGGGAGAACCTTCCCGAAAAACAGCCACCCGAGCACGCCCGCGACAACCACAATTAGTGCCATCAGGCCGCCGAAACCGTCGCCGCTCATCATGACTGACCTTCTCCTGCGTCGGGAGCTGCTTTGCACTCATAGCGAACGTCTCGCACATAGAACGCGCCAAACCGCTCGCAATGATTTGTGGCCGTTTGTTCCGCCAGTTCATAACCTATCCACGATGCTGCGGCTATACAAAACGCCGCCAACAAAGTCGCCCATACCCCTGCTGCCTTTTCGTCCATCACCCCTCCTTCTCGGCCAGCAGCGGCGCGAGGGTCATCCTTACTAAGTTCCTTGCAATGCATGTACGGTGTACCAGTTCGAGGTTGTATGGGTCTCGACGCTCAGCCGCTAGCGCATCTTCAAACTCCGCCGCAGCCCGCGCCACGGCGACGAGGGCGAGGATGTCGTCTCGCGTTTCCGTGCTGAAGTAGATGGTGTCGTCTGTTGCCCAACTGGCGCGGGCTATCGCTCTTTCGATCTCATCCAGCCTGTTCATGGCACTACGTTCCATGATTGACGGGATGCTGCCAAGTCGCACTCGCTCACGACTTCGGCCCAATCGTTGTACTTTGTGCCGGTCGGGCCAGCCGGGAGCAACTTCATGCACTCCACAAAATACTGGCGGCGCAGCTCCCCGCGTGCTGATTGGTTTGGATCAGCGCACCCAACTAGCGCCAGTGCGGCGCAAAGCATTGCAACTCTGTTCATCGCTTCCCCCTCCGCCGCTCGCTGCGGATCGCGGCTTGCCATGCCATCAAGGCAAGGCCGGGGAACATATAAAAGCCGGTCCGCTTCCACCACGCCTCGAACCGCTGGCGGTCGGTTAGTTTCTTAGTCATGAGCCGGTCCCCGCTCTGGAGTTGTGCTCTGGCGCAATTCGGCAATGATGATTTCAGCATCATCCATCGCGCCGTCAACCTCGTGCCACAAATCCATAACTTCCTCTGAGCTTCTGCGGCGCGACATGCGATCTTCGGTGGCAGCAGCTATGTACGCGGCCCATCGCTTCCAAACCTCTGTTAGTGCGTCAAGCAGCAATTGGCGGTCGAACTCAGCGCGTACTAGTGCTGCATGGCCGTCCCACTCACCATTGCTGTATGGAGACGCGGGGCGCTGCGCAAGACGTTCCGCTAGTAGCGGCGCTGGATTACTCACGAACATTTCCCCCGCTCTCAGATG